ATCTAAACAATCTTCTTTTAATACTCTGTATGAGAAAGGTTCAAGTCTCTTTGATAGTTCATCTAGATTACGATAGCCAATAACTAATTGAATAGATCTTCCACCAAAGTTAGCAGTCTTTAAAACAGCATAACGGGTCCTGAATGCATAGTATGAAGAGTAATCCAATAAACAAGGATCAAGGAACTCGCACTGTTTATATAAGTCTAATGGAGATTTAGTAACAGGAGATCCCGTTAATATTCTTCTATACTTAGCCTGGGTTCCAAGATTAACAATAGACTTAGTTCTAATAGCATCTGGATTCTTTATAGTAGTAGATTCATCTATTGCCATTAATGTCTTATGACAACTTAAAAATTTTTCAGCAAATGCAACTCCATGTTTTGTAGACATAGATTCTACGTTCATAACTAATATATGAAGTTCATGACTTGATTCAAATAATGGTTCAACTTCTTTAGAAACAATTCTTCCATCTTTCATAAAAGATGCTTTCCATAAAACTTTCTTCATCTCAATATGCTTTGGAAGATGTGTTGGTATTTCTATATCATACCAAGTTTGATAAACACCTTTAGGAGCAATAATTAAGGCGCCATCAATCTTACCTTTATCATAAAGCATTGCAATATTATCAATAAGAACTTTAGATTTACCGGTTCCCATTTCCATAAAATAAGCAAATACTTCTTTATTCCATGACTTTTCTAACGCAGTTATTTGATGCGCATATGGCTTGGTCTTAAATTTATAATTCATGTAATTAATACTTTATCTTTCTGTAAAAACGAATTATAACATACTTACTATTAATTTGTCAAATACGAAAGTATGGAAAATACAGTTTATATTATACAAGAATTACCTGGTACAAGGATTGGTCAACCAAAGTTTAATATTTTGGGTGCACAGAAATTCGGTAAATTAAAGACATTACTTCCTGAATATTCACAAATGATATTGAGTCCAGGGCCATTGATTGCTAAACTAAGATCATTACTTAAAGATTATACATCAAAAGATTATTTACTACTTACAGGTGATCCTGCAATTATTGGTGTAGCATGTTCTATAGCTTCAGATGTTACTAATGGTAGATATAATTTATTAAAATGGGATAGACAAGAACAAACTTATTATCCTATTGAAATTAATTTATTTGAGAAGGGAAATATTGAATCCTAGATATTGACATAATAATTAAAGTGTTATATACTTCTAAATATGAAGTATAATAGAAAGAAAGTTAACAATAAACAGAAAGAAAGAAGATGCAAAATATAAACTTTGAACAAGATCAAACAGAATCATTAACTCAGATTAATGACGCTAAGGTTTTATCAGATCAAGTTGTTAAATTAAAAATACTTGAAGATAAAATATTAAAAGCAGAAGAAGATTTAAAAAAATTAAAACAAGACGCTGATGTTCTTTCAGGAGAAGTCATTCCAACAATGATGACTGAAATGAATATCTCAACATTGAAATTAGCAGATGGTACCGCTGTAGAAGTGAAACCCATCTACGGTGCTTCAATTTCCCCAGAAAGGAAAGAAGAGGCATTTAACTGGCTTCGTACAAACGGTCTAGGTGATCTTATTAAAAATGAGGTTACCGTTTCTTTTGGCCGCAACGAAGATAACAAGGCAATTGCTTATGCAAACCTTGCGGCAGAGAATGGATATCAACCGGCCCAGAGATTAAAGGTTGAGCCCATGACTCTCAAAGCATTAGTCAGAGAGCGTATTGAAGCTGGGAAAGATATGCCCTCTGACTTATTTAATGTGTTCGCAGGAAACAGAACCAAAATAATAAGGAAATAAACATGAACAAAGCACAAAGCACGATGGAACAAGGGACAAAAAAGTCCAATGCAGTGACTGAGAAAGTAGCTGCAGGAGCTTTAGCTGTTAGTCTGTTTGAAGCAGACGCAGATAAAGGTCTAGGTAACATGGGTCATGAAGATCTAGCATTACCTTTTCTTAAAATACTAGGACAATTATCTCCAGAAGTTAACAAGAGAGATGGTAAATATGTTCAAGGTGCAGAACCTGGAATGATTTATAACTCTGTTACAGGAGAATTGTTTGATGGTGAAAAAGGAATTGATGTCCTACCATGTCATTACAAATTGGAATATATTGAATGGCAAGATAGAGGCGAAGGTTCTGGGGCTCCAGTTGGAATCCATTCATCTTCAAGTGACATACTAACAAAAACAAAAAGAGACGGCTCTTTCAAAGATAGACTTCCTAGTGGAAACTATATTGAGAAAACTGCAAGTCATTTTTTAATTGTTTGTGGTCAAACTCCAACTACAGCTTTACTTGCTATGAAATCTACGCAATTAAAGATTAGTAGAAAATGGAATAGTATGATGGCTAGTATCAAGATGAAAGGTGCAAATGGATTATTTACACCGGCATCTTTTAGTCATGTATACAAATTAAGAACAGTACAACAATCAAATGATAAAGGTACTTGGTTTGGTTGGGAAGTTAGTAAAGTAGGTCCAGTTGAGGATTCTTCTTTATACCAACAAGCTAAGTCGTTTGCTGAAAGTGTTTCAAGAGGAGACATCAAAGTCAAACATGGTGAGTCCAATGGGTCTGAAAAGACTTCAGAAGCCCACTTCTAATTAAGTAATCGGGGCAAGTTAATCCTTGCCCCAAACAACAAGGGCATTTATGGAGAAAGAATTTGGAGAAATATTTAGCGGGCTAAAAAGAAATTTTGGTATTGCATATTTAGATGAATTTAAAATTGATCCTAACACAGGAAAGAAAAAACCAAAACAATATGGGTGGTCATTTAAAGAAATAACTGAAAAACATTATTTAGATCATTTAAACGGTAGAACATCTATTGGTATTCAACCATGTGATGATGATGGCATGGCAAGTTTTGGTGCTATTGATATTGATGATAAGGAACATAGTTATGTTAATTTTCCATATAAAAAATATTTAGACATTATAAAACAAAATAATCTTCCATTAATTCCAGTTAAATCAAAAAGCGGTGGACTACATTTATATTTATTTTTAAAAGAAAAAGCTAGAGCGGTGTTTTTAAGAAACTTTTTAGAAAGTTTATTATATGTTTTAAAATTAAAACCAAGTACAGAAGTATATCCAAAACAAACAGAGCTTGGATATGATGAAGAAAAAAAAGAATGGTCTAATGGTCAATACATAAATCTTCCTTACTTTAATGGAGATGAAAGAGTTGCAATTAATTATGATGGAACTGCTTTTACACTAGAACAATTTATTAAAGTAGTTAATCACAATAAAAAAACAAAAGAAGAATTAGAAGAGTTTTCGCTTGCCCTTGTGAAAACTGTCTTACAAGGAGGTCCAGATGAATTTAATGATGGCCCTCCTTGTTTACAGATTATGGCTAAAGAACCTTTAACTGATGCTAGAGATAGATGGCTATATAACTATATGGTATTTGCTAAGAAAAAATATCCTGATAATTGGCAAAGTGTTCTTAAGGCAGCTCCACAAAAATATTTTATTAAAGATTCTAATGGTATCGTATTAGATGATTGGGGATCAGAGAAAAAAATATTAGATAAAGTTAAATCAGCTGCAAAAAATACAAAGGGATATAGTTGTACTCAAGAACCTATTGTTAATTTCTGTATGAAATCAGAGTGTCTTAAAAGAAAACATGGTGTTGGATCTGATAGGAAGAGAATGTTTCCACCATTATCTAATCTAGTAAAAATTAATTATCCAGAACCAGAATATACATTCAATGTTGAATTACCAGAAAACAAAGGTATTAAACAAGTAAGAGCTAAAGATATTAAACAAATTAAAGATCAAGAAGAATTACGATCTTTAATTATGAAGACTGCAAATATTTATGTAGCAAAGGTAAAGGGAGATGACTTTGAAAATGTTATTGCTAAATTATTACCTCCTGTAGAAATACATCAACCACCTAAAGGAACAACTCCAGATGAATTATTACATGAATATTTAGAGGAATACTTCAATGGACCAAAAGCAAAATCATATGCTTCTTTTAAATCAGGAGCGGTATTAGTAGAAGATGGATTTGCATATTTTAAATTTGCAAATTTCTTTAATACTTTAAAGAATAAAGAATGGAAGGAAGGAAAAGAAAGAACTGGTCAAAAGATAAAAGAAAAATATCAAGCAGAATTCGGTGTTAAGAAAAGGTTTCCAAAATTAAATAATGAAACTACGAACTATGAAGCTATAGAAGTTGTTAAAATAAATTTAAAGTTAGAAGGAAATAAATTTATAAAAGATATAGCTAAAACAGAATTAGTCAAAATGAAGGGTAATAAAGACGTATTTTAATGATAAAGAAAGTATTAGGACCACCAGGAACAGGAAAGACAATGACATTATTAAATGAGGTCAATAACTATTTAATGAAAGGTGTTCCATTAAATAAGATTGGTTATTTTGCTTTTACTAGGAAAGCTGCTGCGGAAGCAAGAGAAAGATTTTTAAATAAAAATAAAAACTATGTTAGAACTGATGTTAAATTTTTTCAAACACTTCATTCATTAGCTTTTCATACTTTAGGTATGAGCGAAGAAAATGTAATGCAACCAGTTCATTATGAACAAATTGGAAGAGAATTAAGTATAAGAGTTAATTATTATTCAGAATCAGATGAAAGTGGATATTTAAATTGTGACAATGAATATTTTAAATTAATAAATAAAGCGCGAATTAAAAATATATCTATTGAAGAGGAGTTTAATACTAATGAGTGGAGTAGAGAAATAGATTTTGAAGTATTAAATCATATTTATGAAAACTTTTTAAATTATAAAAAAGCATATAATCTTTATGACTATACAGATATGATTACTCAATTTGTAAATAATAAAGATAAATGTCCATTGTTTGATGTTGTATTTATTGATGAAGCACAGGATTTATCTCCGATACAATGGAAGATGTTTGATATTTTAAATGATAAATCAAAAGATATTTTTATAGCAGGGGATGATGACCAGGCTATATTTGCATGGGCTGGAGCTGATGTTAATAGATTTATTGATCAACCAGCAATAGAAGAGGTACTACAACAATCTGAACGTATACCACAAGCTGTTCAAGAAATTTCTAATATCATATTGGATAGAATACAAGGTAATAGAAAAGAAAAGATATATTTTCCTAAAAAAGATATTAACGGAAATATTATACAGGGGAAAGTAGAGTCAATATTTAACTTTGATAATTTAGATATTAACAATGATAAATGGTTAATACTGACAAGAACTGTATATAGAGCTTTAGAAATATCTAATCAATTAAAACAAAACAATCTTTATTATAAGAATATGTATGGAAAAAGTTTTAATAATAAACTTTATAAATCAATATTAAGGTGGACTTCTTTAACTGATGGGAATCAAATATCAATTGCTGACTGTAGAGATATTTATGATTACTTACAGGAACCTTTTAATGAAAATAATTTTCAAAATAAAATGACAGTTAGAATAGAAGATCTTGGATTTAATAGAGATATTAAATGGTATGATGCATTTGTAAATACAGATCATAATGAAGAATTTTATATTAGGACTATGTTATCTAATGGTGAGAAATTATCTGAAGAACCAAGAATAGAAGTATCAACCATTCATGCAGCAAAAGGTGGTGAATGTAAGAATGTTGTTCTTGTATTAGATAATGCAAGGAAGATCAGAGAAGCTACTGCTGAGAATGTAGACAAACAAGATGAAGAAAATAGAGTTTGGTATGTAGGTGCAACAAGATCTATGGAAAATCTTTATTTATTTAAATCAAAAAAAGAAAGGTATGGTTATCAGTTATGAGTAATAAGACATTTTATAAACAAATAGGAGGAGCACATTATAAAAAATATAAAATACAGCCCTCTTTATTTATCAATAAGAATAAGATACTGTTTGCTGAAGGCAATGCAATTAAATATATTTGCAGACACCAGGATAAAGGAAAGAAACAGGATTTGTTAAAAGCAAT